CTACTGGAAGCTGCACAATCACATTGCGTAACCTTTCAGGCGGCGCGTTGTCTGAGGCCGTAGTAATCAACTTTGCTGTGATTCACGTACTTTAAAACCAACTAGGGGGCTAATCACCCCCTTCTTCATATGATTTATCTTCAGCATGAAATTCACGGTCGAAAAATAGCTTACATTGAAATGGAAGCTGAATTCGATGAAAAAAATGGCTGGGTACGATATACTTTAGACACGCCCGTTGAGGCGGCTCCTGTCGTCAACGAACTGGAAGTTAAACGTCGTCGTAGCCGACCCACAGAGGTGGTCGAACAAGGAGCATAACCATGGCCACATACACTGCTGGCGATCAAATCAATAGAGCATTACGATTGCTTGGTGTGTTGGCTGAAGGTGAGACGTCTTCTGCGTCTGTATATCAAGATTCGCTAATGGCGTTGAATCAGATGATTGATTCATGGAACACCGAACGCTTGTCGGTATTCTGTACCCAAGACCAAGTATTTACTTGGCCTGCCGGTGAAATTAAACGCACACTGGGCCCAACCGGCAACTTTGTAGGTTTGCGCCCTGTCTTGTTGGACGACGCTACCTACTACCGTGACCCAGGCACCAACGTGTCGTTTGGCATCAAATTCATCAACCAACAACAGTACAACGGCATTGCGGTCAAGACCGTGACGTCAACTTATCCACAGGTCATTTTTGTCAATATGACCTACCCTGATGTTGAAATGACCATCTACCCACGCCCCACACGGGACTTGGAATGGCATTTTGTGAGCGTCCAAAAGCTGGCTGAACCAGCTACTTTGGTGACTGAAATTCTGTTTCCGCCTGGCTACCTGCGGGCTTTTACGTACAACTTGGCCATGGAAATTGCGCCTGAGTTTGGCGTAGAGCCAAGCCCCCAAGTGCAGCGGATTGCGATGACATCCAAGCGCAACTTGAAGCGCATCAACAACCCAGATGACGTGATGTCAATGCCGTACGCCATCGTGGCCACACGCCAGCGTTTCAACATCTATGCCGGTAACTATTGATGAAAACCCCGATTCTTGGCTCCAGCTACGTTGCGCGCAGCGTCAATGCTGCCGACAATCGCATGGTCAATCTGTTTCCAGAGGTCATACCAGAAGGCGGCAAAGAGGCCGCTTTTCTGAGCCGCTGCCCTGGCCTTGAATTTCTGCAAACGGTCGGCACAGGCCCCATCCGTGGGCTGTGGGCGCACCAAACAAACGGCACCGACTTCTACGTTGTGTCGGGCGTTCAGGTGTTTAAGCTCAGCGGCTTGACCGCCACGCCCACTTTGTTGGGTACCGTCTCAGGCACTGGCCCTGTGTCAATTGCTGACAACGGCACACAGATCTTCTTTGCTTGTAACGGCCCCAGCTACATCTACAACGAAGTCACCAATGTCTTCCAGCAGATCACCGACCCAGATTTCCCTGGCGCGCTGACTGTAGGCTACTTGGACGGCTACTTCGTGTTCACTGAGCCCAACAGCCAACGAGTGTGGGTTACCAGCATCTTTGAAGGCACCCAGATCGACGCGCTGGACTTTGCCAGTGCTGAGGGCTCACCTGACGGTTTGGTGGGCTTGATTGTTGACCACCGCGAAGCGTGGTTGTTTGGCACTGATTCGGTTGAAGTCTGGTATGACGCAGGTTTGGCCGACTTCCCGCTCACTCGTATTCAAGGCGCGTTCAACGAGATTGGCTGTGTGGCTACTTTCTCAATTGCCAAACTGGACAACGGCCTGTTTTGGCTGGGCACCGACGCCCGTGGCCAAGGCATCGTTTACCGAGCCAACGGCTACACCGGCACAAGGGTTTCTACTCATGCGGTTGAGTATGCCATTGCCCAGTACGGCAATTTGGCCGACGCCATTGCCTACACGTACCAGCAAGAAGGCCACGCTTTCTACGTTTTGACGTTTCCAACTGGCAACGCCACATGGGTTTACGACGTGGCCACAGGCGCGTGGCATGAGCGCGCAGGGTGGGACAACGGTGCATTTATGCGTCACCGTTCTAACTGCCAGTGCAATTTTGGCGGCAACATCATTGTGGGTGACTATGAAAACGGCAACATTTACCGTTTTAACCTTGATGTGTTTGCTGACAACGGCGGCATCCAAAAGTGGCTGCGGTCGTGGAGGGCTTTGCCAACCGGCCAAAATGACCTTAAACGCACCGCACACCACAGCTTGCAATTGGATTGCCAATCAGGCGTGGGTTTGAATAGCGGCCAAGGCTCTGACCCTCAAGTCATGTTGCGCTGGTCGGATGACGGCGGTCACACATGGTCAAACGAGCATTGGGCACCCTTGGGCAAAATTGGCCAATACTTTCACCGCGTGTTCTGGCGTCGTCTTGGCATGACGTTGAAGCTACGGGATAGGGTTTACGAGGTGTCCGGCACTGACCCAGTGAAGATTGCGATTGTCGGTGCTGAGTTAATTCTGAGCCCGACCAATGCCTGAACAACTTAACATAACGAACATACCTTCCTCGCGGGTCGATTTTATCGACCCCAGGACAGGCTTGATGTCGCGTGAGTGGTATCGGTTCTTCTTAAACCTGTTCAACTTGACGGGCGGCGGCAGCAACACGACCTCGTTGGACGAGTTGCAAATTGGCCCACCAACTGGCGCAGGCGAAGATTTCTTTGGTACGGTGACGTCGGTGGCCATGACTGTGCCCACCGGCCTGACTGTTACCGGCTCGCCCATCACATCTGCGGGCACTTTGGCGGTGTCATTCACGGCGGGCTATTCCATCCCCACCACGGCCAAGCAAACCGAATGGGATACGGCCTACTCTGAACGGCTGCAATGGGACGGCGGCGCAACCAATCTGGTAGCGGCCACGGGCCGCACGTCTTTGGGGGCCACCACCATTGGTGGCAACATGTTCACGCTGACCAACCCCAGCGCGGTCACATTCCCACGGTTTAACGCCGACAACACCATCAGCGCTTTGGATGCGGCTACCTTCCGCACGGCTATTGGCGCGGGCACTGGTGGCGGTTCGGTCACGTCGGTAGACATGACAGTGCCCACTGGCCTGTCGGTGTCGGGCAACCCCATCACAACATCTGGCACGTTGGCGGTGACTTTTACCGCTGGCTACTCAATCCCTACGACCAGCAGCCAAACCAACTGGGACACGGCCTATTCTGAGCGTTTGCAATGGGATGGCGGATCAACCAACTTGGTGGCGGCGACTGGCCGTACATCGCTTGGCGGTACGACCGTCGGCAGCAACCTGTTCACGCTGACCAACCCCAGCGCAGTTACGTTTTTAAGGGTAAACGCTGATAACAGTGTGTCAACGCTTGATGCGGCCACATTCCGCACAGCAATTGGCGCTGGTACGGGCGACGGTTCGGTCACATCCGTAGGGTTATCCCTACCTAGTATTTTCACGGTGTCGGGCTCGCCGGTCACCACCACTGGCACTTTGACGGCCACCTTGGCCAGCCAGACGGCCAACTATTTCTTTGCCGCACCCAACGGCTCAGCAGGCACACCGACCTTCCGCGCCATCGTGGCGGCGGATGTGCCCACGCTGAATCAAAACACCACAGGCACCGCGTCCAACGTGACGGGCATTGTGGCGGTCGTCAATGGTGGCACAGGTACAACCACACCCGCGCTGGTGGCGGGCACCAACGTCACCATCACAGGCAGTTGGCCCAACCAAACCATCAACTCAAGCAACCCTGGCGGCACAGTCACCTCGGTGGCTACTGCGGGCACGGTCAACGGGATTACCCTGACCGGCGGGCCAATCACCAGCTCCGGCACCATCACCTTGGGCGGCACTCTCAGCAACGTGAGCTTGGCCACGCAGGTCACCGGCAACCTGCCGGTCACCAACCTGAACAGCGGCACCAGCGCGTCGGCGTCAACTTACTGGCGGGGCGACGGCACATGGGCCACGGTTGTGTCAGGCGCGTCAATCAGCAACGACACGGCCACGGCGTCCAACTTGTACCCGCTGTTTGCGGCGGCGACAACCGGCACACCGACCACGATCTACACCAGCAACGCCAACTACCTATACAAGCCGTCCACGGGCGAATTGACCGCCTTGGCGCATGTTTCCAGCAACGGCATACAAATCAACGCCAATACGGTGGCTACAAGCTATACTATCGCCACTGCAAACAATGGTTTGTCTGCTGGCCCTGTGACTGTAAACAGCGGTATTTCGGTGACCGTTTCTTCCGGCTCCACTTGGGTCGTTGTTTAAGGAAAGACCATGACCGTAACGGCAAAAAACCTTGTACCTGCCAAATTTGCTGAGGCCACGCAGACGACTCAGTACACTGCCGTCAACGTCACGACCATCATTGACAAGTTCACCGCGACCAACATCAGCGGATCATCTGCAACCATCAACGTGAACTTGGTGACCTACACCGACACAGCTGCCGACCGAAATCTGATCACCAAGCAGAAAACCTTGGCCGCGTCTGAGGTGTACACATTCCCTGAGCTTGTTGGCCAGATCTTGTCGCCTGGCAGTTTCATTTCTACAATCGCCGGAACAGCCAGCGCCATCAACATCCGCGCCAGCGGTCGGGAGATCTCGTGAACGACGTCATAACGCCCGACTTGATGCGGGAAAAAGTGCAAGCGTTGCAAGACGCGCTGATGAACTTTGAGCCGTATGAACCTGAGACTGAGCATGTGTTTCACGCAGGCATGTATTGCCGCAAAGTGTTTCGCCACGCTGGCGTGTTGGTGGTGGGCAAAGTCCACAAGAAAGAACATTTTTATTTGATCGTGTCTGGCACGGTGGCAATCACCACTGATGACGGCGTTCAAGTTGTGACTGGCCCGCACTTGTTGTGCAGCAAACCAGGCACCAAACGGGCTGTTTACGCTGAGACTGATGCTTTGTGCATGACGTTTCACCGTACAGATTCAACGACTGTGGAAGACGCTGAAGTGGAATTGGTTGAAGAAGAACCCAACAGCATGTACAGTCTCGGTAATCAATTAAAAGTTAAGGAGTTACCATGACTTTTTGGGTAGCAGGTGCGCTTGTAGGTAGCGCAGTCATCAGTTCTAACGCGGCGTCTAAAGCAGCGAACACGCAAACCGCAGCAGCGGTTCAATCCGGCGCGATCTCTAAAGATATTGCGGACAAACAACTTGCGTTGCAAAAAGAACAGTTTGACACGTCAACAGCGGTTCAAAAGCAGCAGTTTGCTGACTCTATGGCGTTGCAAAAGCAACAATACGCCGAACAAGTAGCACGTGCTCAACCATGGCTTACTGCGGGCACAAACGCGCTGACCAGAATGCAAGCTGGTGAGTTTGCCCAACCAGAAAAGTTTTCTTTTACGGCGGACAAGTTTCAAGCTGACCCAGGCTACGCGTTTCGTTTGAGCGAGGGGTTGAAAGCGTTGGAGCGTTCGGCTGCTGCTCG